TTGATAAATCTTATCAGTTGTAATAGCTATATTAGTATCACTTGGCATTTCATTTATATTAAATAACGCTCCGTTTTGTATAGTGCTAGAACCTTTCACTACGAGATGATCAGGAGAAAAATTTTGATTATTAAAATATGTTTCAATTTTTGTAAGATATGGATTTCTACAATATGGTAAGAAAAATTTAAAATTATCCAATCTTACATCTCCCCCCGGATCAGGTAATTCTATCGAATTTCGAGAATTTATGGAGAATGAATCTAAAGATGCTAATAATAGAGTACTAGATGATAAAGCTGTACCTGCTACCTTCAAAAAAGTGCCAGTTGTGGTGCTTATTGTCCCAGGAGTATCAGTTAAATAATATTGATTTCCAGCTGTTAATCCTGCTAAATCTTTAATAACTCCACTTGTTTGAACAGACACTTGATTTCCAGCCGTTGCAGTATTTAACGCAAATCCAATGAAATTAACCGATCTATTAAAATTAGTTGCGTCAGACTTATATACTTTCCCAGCATTTGCTGATTTTCCAAAAAGTAATAATTTAGCAGGATAAGTCCCACTAGAACCACTTAATTTTAAAACTTGTACACCATAATTATTTACATGCAATCTTATTCCATAATTAGTATATGTTCCAGCTTTCCATCCATTATATAATGATGTTATGTCAAACCCAAAACATCTTTCTCCCGCAAAAGATAATGGAAGTGTAAGAACTGGGATACCTGTATCAAAACTAACATCATCATATACTACGGACGTAGGTTTTGTATTATAAGTAACAGTTGCCTCCTCCCATGTTGAAGTAACTCTCTGACAATATATATGCGTACTTGCTTCATCCCATCCACTTATATATTCAAAATATATAAAAGCTGCATCTGCTGTTGTCATTCCATCCGTTATATCCCATTGCAAATATCCAAATTGTTCATGTCCTCCGCCTACTTCTTCCATTTGAACATAATCTTGATAATTAGTAGTAGGGTTATCTTGATCGACGTACGCACTTTTTGATGGACTTATTTCTTGTAAAACATTTAATTCTACAGCTATAGCATCCCCTTCCGTAATGTTTTCGCCTGCTGTAAAGGTAATCAAATTCCCCAATGATCCTTTAACAATAAATTCACTAGCACTTTCATCCCATTTGGCATAAGAGTCTGATGTTTCGTCTCCCATTACAACATCACCAGTATCTGTTCCATCTACAACTACCTTAAATACATCATTTCCACTTGCGTCCTCTGCAAGAATACCTGTATTTGTATCAGGAAATAATTGTACTCTTGCCCCCGTTGCCGCAGTTGAATATTTACCACCTAATTGTTTTACACCTTGTTGCGTAACCCCAGAAGGATAAAGATACAAAGCTTTGATTTCTGACAATGTCAAAACCTTATTATAAACTCTGAATTCATCAACATTACCAGACCATGATTGACTAGCTTGAAATCCACCACCTAAACTATCTTGTTCTTGTCCAATTATGAATCCACCTAGATCAACATCTAAAGCGTCCGTAGACACTGTTTGTGTAGTCCCAATCTGAGAAGCGTCTAAATATAATTTTAAATTAGTTCCTTCTCTAGTAATAGTCATCATGTGTAAAACTCCATCGATTATTGTAGAATTTGAAAAAGTTTTTGCTCCACCATGACAATAAATAGTCCATAATCCAGTTGCTTCTGTATATAATAATAGAAATTCATTACAATCTCCTGCTCTTGCACAACTAAATACAGTTGGTGCTGTACTTACTCCAGTTATAAGTTTAACCCAAATATTTATAGTAAAATCATCAAGTCCATCAATCGCTCTATAATCTGTACTTACATAATAACCAGTATTATTTCCTGGAAATATTAATGAAGTACCAGAAACGCCTGCACCATAAGTGCAACCAGTAATTGTTCCATTATAATTATTTACTGACCCATCGAGTGACGTACTTCCACTCGCTTCATCAAAAGCCCAATAACCTACTAACGTTTCATCAGTTGGCAGTTGTGGATTAGAAGTTACTGAAATTGTCCCAGCAATACTCAATGTCGTTCCGTCCCAAGTCATATAATTTGTCGACCCGTCACCTATTGAAAATCTAGGAGTACCAGTATTGTAATCGAACCAATAACCCGTGCCAGTATTGTAGTTTGTCTGCCCTGACGATAACGACCCACCCGTCCCTATCGTCAAAGCACCACCTACTGTAAGATTAAGCAATGTTGCATTTCCAGAATTATCAAAAGTTATTTTATTAGTAGTCCCTTGCCTTAATCTTATTCCATTTGTTGGATCTATTGTAATATTAGCATTTGTTCCACTTGAACTACCCACTCCAAAGCCGTAAATATCAGCAACGTAACCTAAATATCCATTCAAATTGCCGAGTCTAAGTTGAGTTGTAAGAGTTGTCCACGGCGCACCTGCGTGCGTGAAAACACTTAAATACGGATTATTAGTATCGGAAGCTGTTAAATATAAACCTCCATCCCCGGATTGACCATAATTTGCAACACAAGCACCTTTTTTCCACGTAGGATTTGTATCCGCCACATATACTCCTGCTAAATCACGAGTTACTGTATAAATTGGAGCAGAAGCGATATTTGTAACAAGTAACCATTCGTCATCTGTACCATCTTTTATCCTCAAAATATCATTTACCGCAAAAGTTACCGTTCCCTTAATAGTCAACGTGGAAGCATCTAATGCTGTCATATCAGCATCTAAAACGTCTGAATTGGGAACAACCAGTAAACTTCCCGCATTCACTGATATAATATCTTTTTGTAAAACATACGTCCTTAAAAGTCCTCTACAAGCTATATTCCCTACTTCTAATAAATTTGGCTCAAGCGTAAACCCCGCCCCAGCAAACCCCGAAACATAATTGCTTGATCTTAAACGGAGATTCGCCCCATCTAATGTTAAATAATCGCCCGTTGTTGCTCCTACACGAACTGTCCCTCCCGAACTATCTAAAACTATTTTAGCGTTGGCTAAAGTAGCATTATCTTTAATCGTAGTTGAATCTACCAACCATCCTCCAATATTAGCGGAAGTAGTCGTCAAAAGCCCTACCGTACTTAAAGAAGTTGCTACTGCGTTCCATGAAATATTTGTTCCATCAAACATAATATAATAGTCCGTTGCTGTCACTCCACCATCTCCTATATATGCTCTCGGAGTTCCTGCGTTATATTGGAGTTGCACTCCTTGCGCTTGCCAAGTTGTACTATTTATTGAAATAGCTTTATTTGAAGCGTCAAGAACCACATTTGTTCCACTTGCCAAAGTGGTCGTAGATAATGTCCATCCTCCAACCGTCCCACTTTGAAATTTTACAACTCCCGTATTTAAAACATAAGCAATGGCATTATTATTATCGGTATTGAAATCCGCTACATTACATCCCCACCATGAATTACCTCCTGTATTTGTATGAAAAGAATTCGCGGTAGTTAAATCGGGAATATGAATATCTCCTGCGATCAAACTCCCCGTAATACTTAAAGTCGTTCCATCCCAAGTAATCTTATTACCAGTAGAATTACCTATAAAGAATTTATAATCACTACCATCATGTCCTAGCCACCATCCTGTACCTTCATCATATCCAGTAGCACCTCCTCTAATCCATTGATTTACTTGAAAAGTATCAATAGTAAGTTTAGACAAATCAATCGAAGAATTTTTAAAAACTTCATTTGTTTCAGAAAGCGGGACTTCATTATTCAAGACCTCACTTAAATTAGTGTCAGTTTTGACATTGAATCTATTAAACCCCATATCATCTAACAAACTTCTACTAATTGGCATTATTTTAATTGTTTTGAATATGAAACCCCATCCAACTCAAATCCATAAAAACTGAAATAAGGCAATGCAGAATATTCACTTAACCTCAACTGTAACAACACTCCCTTACTCAGACTTTGTATATCAAAACTATTTACATACTTAGTCAACTGCCCTAACAACTTATATTCAGTTAATGCTCGAAGATTTTGATCGATAACACGAGCATATAATTTAACTCCTTGAGCTTTTTCTGCAAAAGCTGTCAAAGATTTTATAGTATACTTCTCTTGTAATGACCCTAGTTTAATCGGCGAAAATTCTACGTCAGCTTGTATTGCATAACCAGCCGAACCGCCAGAAACGTAACCGTCTGACGACGAGTAAATTGTTGTATCAGCATATTTTGACTTTTGCCATACATCGCCTGTACTAGCGCCCATGTATTGCCTAGGAATGCCCGTAGAATCAATATAATTAGCGTAAACAGTAAAAGTATTATAATATTCTCGTATTCGCCATGTTTGAGTAGGAATATTATAAATTATTTCGCAGTTCGTATAAGTATCTCCATTTACCGTTACTGTCCCAACAAAAGTTTTATATTCTTGATCTATCACTACACTAAAAAAGTTTCTTGGAGTTCCTTTTGTTATAAAATCCAAAACAGGCAATCCTATATTTTCAGGTTGACCACCACTAGACATCCATACTCCATCATAATTTACCCAGAACATATAAGGACCAGAATTTTGAATTGTTCTATGAGCCGAACATCCAGTATCCCATTCCTTTTTCCATGTTGAACCATCATAGAAATAAGCAGATTTTTCGGTAAAAGCCACTAATCTATCCCAATGGGCGCCAAGTCCTCTAAGTTGTTCAGAATAATCTACGTCAAGGAAATTTGAAGCAGGAGTCCATGTTATAGCGCCTGCCGTAGGAATAGACGAATAATAGACTCTAAAAGGATAAGCCGCCGCCGAATAATAACAATTTGCCAAATATAATCTGTCCCTATAACGTTTAATATACTTAGCGTTTGGCATACTTGTCACGTTTGTAGACGTTGAAAACGTAGTTCCCGTTAAAGAAGCTACAGGAAGCCAAACAGCATCTGTATCGTCATAACCCACGAAAAAACAATAATTTATAAATGACTCCATTTCGACTTTGCAATCTTCATAAGTATCCCATGCCGCACCTATGTTAATTGCTGTCCAAGTGCCAGAGTTGTTATATTGTAAGGTTAAATTAGTACCTGCTGAATTATTTATTGTTGCAAGTATCTTTTCAGCACCAGTTTGTCTAAAGTTAAAAAGCCCAGTAATAGACTTATTTGCTTGGAGCTGAGTACCGACTCTAAAATAACCAGGATCTTTAGTGACAGCTCCGAGTTTATACGTTACATCTACTCCATTTAAAGTCACAGGAGAATCGTCAGGCTGTAAGAATGGACTTAAGCCAGCATTCATACCTCTCAAATTTTGTATGTTTTGATAGATCATGGTTCGCCAAATTTATAATATTCTTCTACGTCTATAGTAGGCACTTCATCACCTATAGCATTATTTAAAACGCCCTTTTCAAACTGTTGCATGTAAAGCAAAGATTGATCTGTATTCCCCTTTCTTTGCTCGATTTTAGCAGCAACATATAAAGGCATAATATTGTAAAATGAAACAGCCGTAGTGTCAGAAGCCTCTGTTAAAGCGGTCAAAGTATTAAAATATTTAATATCTAAAGGATACCCATCATAATCTGAATCTACTGGCATATTTAATGTCAAAGTCCCATCAAATATAGAATACTTTGTAGGAAGTCCCGGCTCTACGCCTTGCCAAACAGGTGAATCTATAGCATGAGTCGCCGTTATTGCTCCCGTACCACTTGCTGGCACTCCAGTAAAACCTGTTGTACTTGATTTTCCAGTGTATGTAATTACATCTTCTTCTATATAAAGCGTTCCTGAATCGTCAAATTGAACATTTGAATCAACCGTCAACGTAGTATCCCCTGCCGTAGCCTGTACTGACAATTCAGTCCTAGCCTTATCATCATATTCATCGTCCATTTCTTGAGGCGTAATCTTTTCCATAGCACCCTGTTTCCCTAGTCGAACACTTATAACAGCCTTGTCATTATCATATTTCATCGACAGTGAACTTAAACTAAATTCATTCTCGTTTTCGCTAACAGCGATTGTAGAAGCTTTCGTAACTTCAAATTCCCAATCTTTATGCTTATAGAGAGCATTTTGAGGATCTTGATACATAAACTGAGTTATTGCTGTTTGAGCTTCATTCGTCCATTTTATACACCTCGGAAGCGTAATATTGACATCGTCAAATTCCGTATTTGTTAAATGTAAAGCTTCTTCTATCATTGACATTACAGAATTAGCAGTAAGTCCAGAAGAAAGAATGTAATCACTTGCGCTACTATCAGTTGTTCCATCTGTAAATTTAACAAAATAATAGGCGTAAGCAGTATCAGTAGATTGTATCGTATATTCCGTATATTGACGATTCCATTGAATCATTACCGCATCCGCGATCGGTGTCGTTATGGCATCAACCGAAGCTATTAAAGTGCCAGCACCGCCATCCGTTGCTGCTCCGTAAATTTTTATACCACGTTCATAAATTTTCGTAATCGGAGCATTAATCTCATGGTCAAATTTAAGAGAATTAGTAACGGTCATAGAAGTGCCTCTAGTAACAGCACCATTAACGTCACATTCTTCTGTTTCGCCAACACCTATATTCCCAGCAATAAACCAATCATCATCTTCAAATCTATTATTATCAACAACTGTCATTGTTGTCCCAGACGCAGCGATTGAGGCACTTAATTGCGTAGTAGGATTTTTTGAAATATCAGGATGACCAATTTTAATAGTTGATCCTATTATTGATATAATAGTTGGCTTCTGTAAAACTTTTGATAATTTAGTTGCCATATATTATGAGTTATAATAAAAACTTTATCCTTCTAAAACCTCTTCAACCAAAGGTTCCGCTGCCTTTTTAGCCGCAATAAATTCTGCTACTTTTGGCTGTAATACAGATATTCTTGATTTAGTCTCAGTTAATCTTTCCTGTAATTCAACAACTCTCTCTTGTGCCTTTTCGACTGCTTCACTTAGTAAATTCTTTTTTTCATTCAATTCGTCTAATGATACTAATTCTGAATGTTCTTCTGTTATCTCTAAGAACACTCCGTTTTCATTTGTAATTACTTTTTCCATAATTTAATTGTTAAAATAATCTTGAAATAAAATCTCCAATAAATGCTATTGCTTGTAACAACACCGCCGCTCCTATCCCCTTAATCCATTTAACATCACTCTTTATTCCTTGCATTTCTTCTTTAATTTCATTTATTCCTTTTTGTAAGTGAGCAACGTGATTGTCTCTTAAATTATCCAAACACTTGAAAATATGTTTTAATGAACCGTCTATTTCTTCAAATTTTTCTTTATCAGAAGCCATGTGATCTTGTAAACGCTGCTCTATTAGTTCTGGATTTGCCATAATAATTTAATTTATATTGGCGGTTTTTAAACAGAACCGCCAAACTGATTATGTTATATTACGGTTCCTTTAATCCTGTGTCGCCATTCTCTGCGAACATCCGTACAACATTGTTTACACCATGAATCATAGAATCTATGACGATTTGAACATTTAGGACTATTGATGCGAAACTTAAAACAATCCAATTTCTTGACTTTTTTACATTTGCTGCATTGTTTTTCTCCTGTTTCGTATTTTCTTTCATGTTCTTGTTTGTGTGTAACATTGTTTACGATTTTAAGATTTTCTATTCTGTTATCTAATTTGTTTCCGTTGACATGATGTATGTGTTCTTCTAGTCTTAATTTCCTACCGAGATATTGTTCCATGACCATACGATGCTCCCTAACTCTTTTGCCATCTATACTTAGCATTTTATATCCATCTGGATTAACACATCCCTTTCCATATTTCGCTACCTGCTCTAGTCCACTTTGCGTGAATGGAACTCCATGTCTTTTCCAGTAGTAGTAATGCCTAGAACAGTATCCCCTTGCAAGCACTACACTTTTACACCAATCGACTTTACATTTTTTCATGTGATATTTTTTTAAATGGTATCACCACCATTATACTCTCACTCCATTACAGCTGTCAAATAACAGTGCGCGCTATTTCTCTCCAATACGTTCCATCAAACACAACCATTAAGGTATCGCCTGCTGTTGCTGCAAAATCGCCAGCAGCAGATAATTGGAACTGTGCACCAGTTCCTGCTGTTGCGTGTTTAACAGTTACGCTCGCATCAAATTGTAGAACAACCATTGTACCTGCTTGGAGACTCGTTGTAGCCATCGTGTTTATCTGCGTTGTTCCTGTAACATCGCAATAGTTGGACGTTGGAACAGCCATATCATTAGCGGAAGCTAAATCTGTCCCTTGTGAACCTTGAATCATCTTTGTAGCTAAAACTGTTAATCCTCCGTCGGCCTGAATGAGTCCATCAGCTTCTACTTGTCCTACAATATATAAATCATCATCCGTAGCTGTTATGGTTGCCGGAGTGCCTGCCCCTTGGCCTATCTTGACGTAACCGTCATTCCCAGCTCCCGCCTTTGCACCACCGTAAATCGTTACAAGTCCGCCGTTGTTAGGTCCTGCGCCTTGAGCTTCTGAAGCGTATATACTTACATCATGTCCATTACCTGTACCAGCGGTTACAGAAGAAATAACCATTGCCGAACCAATAGTCGCCAAAGTCTTGTCATAACCGCTTATAACACCGAA